AATTGATACTACCAGTTCAAAATTTAAAATGATGCCCTCTAGTGTAAGCTATAATACTTCTAAAAACATTACACAAGTATTTAACGTCAATGGTCAAGAAAGTATAACAGTTAATACTGGTTTTGTTAGGGAGGGTTATGGTGATGTATTAAAACAGCTTTTATTAAGTGAAATAATAAGGCTAGATAATAGACCAGTAAATGTAAATACTAAAAGCCTTAATATACAAAAAAGCATTAATGACGGTTTAATAAATTATACTTTAGAATTTCAATATGCTAACCCTATTATAAATAATATACAATAATGAGAAACGTAGCTTTATATATAAATGATAAAAAGGTTGATTTATACGGTGATGAAAAAATACAAATTACATCAAGCATACAAAATATCCAAGATATTTCTAAAACTTTTACAGACTTTAGCCAAGCGTTTACTGTCCCTTGTTCTAGTAATAATAATGATATATTTAGTTTCTTTTATAATAATGACGTTGATGGTACTTTTAGCGCTAAAGAACGCCAACCAGCAAGGATTGAAATTAATAACATTCCGTTCCGTAGGGGGAAAGTTCAATTAGAGGGTTCAGATATAAAAAACAACCAAGCTGAAAACTACAGGCTAACATTTTACGGTGAAGTCGTAACCCTTAAAGATTTGTTCGGCACTCATAAATTAGGCGACTTAGACTTAGGTATTTCGTTCGCTTATACTGGCACAAATGTTAATGATACTTTTAGCAATACAGGCGACCTAGATGTAAGGTTTCCTTTAATTAGTTCTGATAGGGTTTGGCAATATGGCGACGGTACTTCAAGTGATATTTCTATAGATGCTGGTAGAATAGCTTTTACTGAGTTATACCCAGCTGTAAAAGACAAAAAAATTATAGACGCTATAGAATCTTTTTTTAGTATAAATTTTAATAGCACTTTTTTTGATAATAATTATTTTAAAAAATCATTTACTTGGTATAAGAATAGCGTCACGCCTACTTTATATACAGAAGCTGTTCAGTTAACTTTCAATGATACTACTTCTGGCACTACGTTAAGCAATAATACATTGTCATACCAGTATCAAAATAGCGTACCTGTAGGCGCACAATTCCCCCACCATTTTATAGAAATAGATATAGCAACATCACCAGCCTTACAATATTTTATAGACGTTTATAAAAATGGGGTTTTTGATAATACAATTATAGGCTCAGCGACAGGAAGTGGAACTCATAATTTAGGTTATAATACTACTGATAACGTAATTGGTTTAGATGATACTTATACTTTTTTTGTAAGGGTTAACGGTGGTAACGCTACTACAGTAACAGGAAATATAAAACATTCATTTCTTTACTTTGTGTCAACGACAAATTCTTGGACTGGGGCATGGGTAACTGTATTTAACAATACAGCAGCATTTAACTCTACGTCAGTTACAAGTAATTTAGACTTTCAAGCTGCTGCGCCTGATATGTTTATAGCTGATTGGTTTAGTGGTATCTTGAAACAATTCAACCTAACTTGTTACCCTTTAGATAGCGAAACTAATTATAAAGTAGAACCTTTAGAGGATTGGTATAACTTTGGGGGCTTAGTAGATATAACACAATATACAGACACAGCAAGTATAAAAGTAGATAGGTGTAAATTATATAAATCTATTTCTTTTGAATGGCAAAAGTCAAAGGCTTTTTTAAATGAAGATTTTTTAAGTGCTAACAGGGTTGGCTTTGGTGATTTAAAATATGACTTCCCTTATGACGGTAAGGCTTTGAAAATAAAATTACCTTTTGAAAATATGCAATTTACTGAATTTACTAGCACAAGTCTACAGGTGAGTTATGCTTTAGATAATGCAAGTGGGGGGAAAAGCTATGTACCTAAGCCAGTTAAATTATTTATGGATGAAGCTAAGACTGTTTCATTTAGGTTTTATAATGGCACAGATATACATGAGGTTACAAGTTACCACCCTTTTGGTCAAGATATGGTATATAATTTATTAGATTATACCCAAAATTTTGGGCTTCAATATTCAGCTTTAAAAGATGAAGAAATAGCTAACACTTTATATAAAACATTTTACCAAAAATATTTAGTCAATTTGTTTAGTGATAAGACAAGGAAAGTAACCCTTAAATGCCATTTACCTTTAACAGTATTAACAACATTAAGCCTAGATGACGCTATAATTGTTAGGGATAAAAAATATAGGATAGAAACAATGAAAACAGACTTGACGACAGGTGATGTTGAGTTCGTTTTAATTAGCGACTTTGTACCTGTTGCTGGTCAAATTGAAGCGCCTATAATAAATACTTTGGCTGGTGGTGGTTTACCAGCTTTAGGTGGTGATATTGTTTTACCTATCAAAATATTAAAGTCGCCTAATCCGACAAAAATGTTTGACGGTGGTGGTGGCTCAGTAACATTAGGGGCGACTAGACAAACCCAGTTTGTTACTTTAAGTTTACCTGTAACATATACAACAGAGGGGACAGTTTCAATAACTATACCTAGAAATACTACTGGTAGCTTTAGACAGCAAACTATACCAGTAACCTATAAAGACGCAACAGGCGCAACCTTTGCAGAAACAGAAATAGTAATAATACAAAACGGATAAAAATGTTAGACACTATTTTAGAGTTATTAAACCAAGATGAATACTTAGCTGTTAGTAAGAACATTGATATAGCTAAAGGGAAGTATAAAATACCTACTTCAATTAAACAAAAAAGGAAACAATATAAAAGAGAGAAAGCATGGCTAAGAAAATAGTAAGAGAGATTGTTATTGATGCGCAAACTAAAGAAGCCATCAAGAACATGGATAAACTTGGTAAAACTTTTGAGGAAGTTTTTGAAACATCTAATCAAGGGTTAAAACCATTAACAACACAGATAGGGGAACTAGAGGATGCTATGTATGCTTTAGCAGCATCAGGGGAAGCTAACAGCCAAGAATTTAAAGACCTACAAAAAAAGGTAGGTGATTATAAAAAAGTTATAATTGAAACTGACTTACAGATTGACGCTATGGCTGAAACCACAGCGCAGAACTTAGGTGGTGCTATAGAGGGGGTGTCTGGTGCTTTTGCTATTGGGACTGGTGTTATGGGCGCTTTCGGTGTTGAATCAGATGCTGTAGCTGAAACCTTACTAAGGGTTCAATCTGCTATGGCTATTTCACAAGGTTTACAATCTGTAAGAACTGGTATTAAAAACTTCCAAGGGTTAGCAGCTTCAATCAAAGAAAGCACAATAGCGCAACAGTTATTTAACCTAGCTGTAGGGGGTGGGACACAGGCTGTCAAATTGTTAAGGGTTGCTTTAGTTAGTGTCGGTATTGGTGCTATAGTTGCTGGTGTCGCTGCGCTTGTAAGTATGTTTAACAGTTGGAGGGAGTCTATAAACGAAACAGCTGCTACCCAAAAGATGCTGAATGGTGTTATGCAGGAAGCTATGAAAAACACAGCAAAAGAAAAGGCTTCGCTTGACACACTTTTAACAGCTGCAAGGAATGAAAATTTATCTAGACAAGAAAGGTTAAAAGCTGTTCAAAAGTTAAATGAATTATCTCCAGAGTATTTAGGGAACATTAGGCTAGAAACCATAAACTCTAATGAGTCAATAAAAGCCATAGAAAATTATGTTAAGGCTTTAAATAAAAAAGCTATGGCTCAAGCTGTAGCAAACCAAAAGGCTGAATTATTTGAAAAGCAATTAGAAAACCAAACTAAGGCATTAGGTGAATTTATTAAAGAAGATGTAACTTCAATGGCTTTGACTGGTGAGTTGCAAAGGGCAAAATTAAAAGGGTTAAACCTTGAGGATTTTTTAAGGGACAAAGCAATAGAAAAAAGAAATAAAGAAAATGAAACTATAAACAACCAAATAAAAGCCTTAGATGAATTAACAACAAAAAAGCTAGAAAGTGGCGAACTTGATGTAGGTGACTTTGAAGTACAAGCACCAACAACAGGCAGCGCAACTACTAAAGATGCAAAAGAAGAAGTAGATAATACATTAGCTGTTGAAAGGCAAATAGAAGATGCTAGAAGAAAGTTTAGGAAACAAACTAGGGCATCAGAAAGAAGTGATGCGAAACTTACCCATAAAAGGTTTTTAGAAGATTTAGCTTTAGATGAATCTTTAAGTGATGAACAAAGGTTAGCTTTAAAAAAGGTAGCTAACGAAAACCTACAAATTGAATTACAACAAATAAACAATAAGTATGATGAAATAAGCCACCAAAAGAAATTAGAAGAACTTGAAGCTGATAAACAATTTAATTTAGAACAAGTAGCAGCAAAAAAAGAGGCATTAGACCAAGAAGTAAGAGATAGGGAAGAAGCAGAAGCCAAGAAACAGGCTGCTATACAGGAAGGCGCTGACATGGCTAAAACAGGTTTACAAGCTATAGGAGATATTTCTAATATGGTAGCAGACCAACAAATGGCAAAAGCTGGTAATGATGAAAAGAAAAAAGAACAAATAAGAAAGAAAGCCTTTAATCGTAATAAAGCTATTCAATTAAGTTTAGCTGCTATAGATGGGTTCAAAGCTATTACAACTTCTTTAGCACAATCCCCTATCGCACTTGGACCAGTACCTAACCCAGCTGGTATAGCTTCTTTAGCTTTTGCAGCTTTAACAACTGGTATCAATATAGCTAAAATAGCAGCAACAAAATACAAAGGCTCAGCACAAAAGCCAACAGTACCTAACGCAACTGGGGGCGCAACAGCAGCAGCACCAGCCCCTCAATTTAACGTAGTAGGCGCAAGTACGGAAAACCAATTAGCCCAAACATTAGGCGCACAGCAACAAGAACCAGTAAAGGCTTTTGTAGTTGCTGGTGATGTAACAACAGCGCAAAGCCTAGAAAGGGATAAAATAGAGTTAACAGGTTTATAAAATAGAACATTTAAACACAAATAAAGTTATATAGGTATGCAAGAAATAGAATTATTTATAAGGAACGAAAAAGAAGATGGCGTTTTTGCTGTAAGTTTAGTAGAAAACCCAGCTATCGAAGAAAACTTTGTAGCGTTAAGCCAACAAGAAATAGAACTAAAAGTTGCTGATGAAGATAGAAAGGTCGTTGTTGGTGTTGCATTAGTGCCTGAGAAAAGGATATACCGTAAAATGGGCGACAAAGAGTTTAATATTTACTTTAGTAAAGAAACAATATCTAAGGCTCAAGAATTGTATATGAAGAACCTTAACGCTAATAACGTAACAAGCGAACACGAAAAGCCAGTTAAAGGCGCAACAGTTATAGAAAGTTGGATTGTAGAAAATGAAAAAAATGACAAGTCTAATATATACAAATTAAACGCCCCTATAGGTAGTTGGGTTATTATGATGAAAATTTATAATGACGAGGAATGGGAACAGGTTAAAAAAGGTAACTATAAAGGCTTTTCAATCGAGGGTATGTTTCAAGGCTTTGAAGAACTAGAAGCAAGTAAACAACTAACTGATGATGAAGTTATGGTGCAAAAGATTAAAACCATAATTGAAAATACAACAAACTAAAAATAAAACAGTAATATATATAAATCTTTTAAATGTAATAAAATGAGTAAAGCAAGTGATACATTGAATGCAATTAAATCAGCTTTAGGAATGGAAGTTGAGGTTAAGTTAGCTACAATGAAATTAGATGACGGTGTAACTGTCTTAGAAGCTGATGCCTTTGAAACAGGTAATGCAGTAACAATAGTAACAGAAGATGAACAAAGAATAGCGCTTCCAGTTGGTGAGTATAATCTAGAAGATGGTAGGTTATTAACTGTAAAAGAAGAGGGTATTATTGATTCTGTAATGGAAAAAGAGGAAGAAGTTAAAGAGGAAGCACCAGCACAAGAAGCTGAGCCAGTAGTAGAGGAAGAAGTTGCAGCTTCTGACAAACCAACTGAAACAGTAGCAACACCTAAAAAGGTTATTGAAGCAATATCAAAAGAATCTTATTTCTCTAGTGAAGATATGGAGAAAATAGGTAACCTAATAGACATTAAACTTGCTGAATTCAAAAACAACTTAACACTATCTACAGATGTACAAAACGAAGAAAAAGAAGAAAAAGCT